CTGTCTCCTGCTCGCCTGCTTTGCCTTCAGTTCGCATCGGGTAAGATACACCAGTTGGGCGATTACTCTGCTCCAACATTCCAGCACTTTCGTATCCTTCAACCGGTCTCAACAATTGATCAGCTTTCCACTGTCGTGATCGCCTGAGAATTTCCTTATTCCGCTGCAAGTTTTCTTGCTGCTGCTCTGTTGTCAGTGCATGCAAGTCTCGCGGCGTAAGTCCATTCTCTGGCCAGCCTGCAATTCTCATGCGCTGGACATCATCTGACAGACTGTCAACCGAACTGGCTTCATCTTCATTTCCTTCGTTCACCAAATCATAAACTTCATCAAGAAGGGCGTCGTCTGCCGACGCACTACGCTGGTGACCATGGACCTTTTCCTTCCCTTTCCTAGAGGTTTTAACCTCAATAGGTACAGGTGAAGTACCATCATCAGGACATCTACACAGATAGCACTGACAAACAGGACAAACTCCTGAACCGGTAGGCTTTGAGACAGGAATTTCTTCACCGTCTCTAAAAGCGTTTATCGAATTCGGAATGTCATTAACTGTAGCCTTGCCTTCCGCGAGAGCTGTCAACCAATCTATGAACCACGTCACGTATGGAAGATGCTCACACATCCTGCGCATAGGTTCCCACATCTTGTAACTTTTTGCAAAGCCCAAAACGGGTACTAAAATGAACATGAGACACGCAAATACTGCAGAAGTAAGTACACCATACTTATTAAACTTCTGCGCTCCCTCACTCCTCATTGAGTAAACCTCGGTTGGTTTATGACCAAGGAAAAATCCCAAGATTCCAAACGGTGCCTTCAATATGGGCATCACCGCGTTGAGAGCCTGCGCGCCTGCCGAAACCATAGTGGTAATCTTCATCCACCTCATATAGCTCGACACATCTTTTGCGATACCAGGTATAATCCCGCAAAAGGTATTCAACAGGGCTGTAAATGCATTAATAGATGCCACCATCGCCGCACATAGGGTCAACATGACCTGACTAAGCGACGTGCCCAGCAACCACAGCACTTTACTAGCCGTGTACAACACCAAAAACACACCCATCGACCAAACGATTGTGCTAAAGGCATTGGCATACTGCTCCGGCGGCGAAAGCTCCGCGGCCGAAGTCAGCTGGATCCCTACCAAGAGAGCCCACGCCAACAACACGTTCAAACGCCACTGAATAGCGGCAACACGAACTGGTCTCGTGGGCGGCGTATCTGCGAGTTGTTGTTTCAACTCCAACAAATATTTTTGCGCCTCCATACTGTCAGTAACATAATGGTCAAGAGTATCTTGTGAAATCTGGACTGGGGGTAACAATCCATCTAAGCTCCGGGGGACATTACTCCCTTGCTCCGGCTTCTCTCCTAAGATGGTCGCCCACGTCTCAGTCTCATAGACAATTGACGGATTCATGCACTTGAGTGAACGGACTGGCACAAGCTCCGGAGGATTATGAATCCTTTCTTCCGGCTTCTCTCCTAGCGCCTCGTCATCGTCCCACTCAGAAACAAACATGTCCTCAATATCTCTTTCCATGCGATCCTCCTGCAAAGCATTCAAATGCTCCTGCAGAGAACCACACTCCGAACACGGCCAACCTTGTACAGACTGACCTTCCATATCG